TCCATTAACTGGCGGCACTTCAAGTATAAATAATTTATATTTTGATGCTATTTTTTACAATAGAGTTTTATTTAATACTGAAAGAGTTCAAATGCTTAATGCATTGTCAAAAACTTATCTTAAGCTTTTTAGTGGATATACTGATTCTTCTTTACTATTAAACAACAGAATACAATTGCCTAATAATTTTAATATCGCGGGTAGAATATAATAGTATGAATACATTATTCAAATTAAATAATTATGTAGTAATAGATTTGTTTGAAATAGAACTTGAATCAAATGAAGGATATTTAAGATTTCATGGGTCTAAAAATTTTGATAGAAACATAATATTCCAAAATAAAGAATATATTTTTATTCCGTGTGAATTCAATGATTTTCAAACCACTTCTGATGGTAGACAGGCTAGACCTAGATTAAAAGTTGGAAATATAAATAATTATTTTTCTAGAGTTTTACAAGATCGTGGAGATTTGATAGGTAAAAATTTCAATAGAAAAAAAATATTAGCCAAGGATTTAGACGCTATAAATTTTACAGATGGTAAAAATCCGTTCGGAACTTCATTTTTTAATACTTATATATCTTTTGATAAATTAATAGTAAATGCTAAATTAGGTGAAAACTTGAATTTTGTCGAATTAGAGTTGGTAACAAAAGTTGATTTAGAAACTCTGTCTGTTCCAGCAAGAAAAGTTACTAATGATACATGTTCGTGGAATTATAGATGTTATGGTTGTAACTACGGTAATAACAGAAAATATGAAGGGCCAACAGATATAAATGCAAAAATTTCAGCACCTTCTGGATCAGATCCTACTTTTAATAAATTCTTAGGAGTACCAGTAGCGGACGAAAATGATAAAGTATTTATACAAAATTATAGCAGTTTTTCAAATAATGGCAACTATGAAATATCATCATTAAGATATAAAGGTGAATGGCTATCTACTGTTTCTTATTCAGTAGGTGACTTTGTTTATATAGATGCATTATCCAACACGAACTTAGAATCAGATGAATCAATTTTATCACCTTTGATTCAAAATAAAAACTATTTTGTTTGTGTAACTGCGAATTCAAATAAAAATCCTATAAAAAATACTAATGTTTGGAAGCAAGATAAATGTTCAAAAACGCTTCAAGGTTGTATGCTAAGATTCGGAAACAATACTACAAACGCATTTACAAATGGTAAACCGTTTTTACCTTTTGGCGCATTTCCAGCAACATTTCCATTCAATAATGATACTAACGTCTGAAATACTTGATGAAATTAAAGATTACGCTTTAGAAAATAAAGATATAGAGGTTTGCGGTTTTGTTGTTAAAAATAATGAACAAATAATATTTAAGCCGATTGCAAATAATCACCCATCAAAAGAATCTTTTTTTCTTGTTTCTCCAAAAGAGTATCTTGAAATAAAGAATAAGTATGAGATATTATATTTGTTTCATAGTCATCCGATTGGATTTGATTTTTCAGAAATAGATTTAAAATATCAAAAATATCATAATATAAATATGTTATTATTTATAGTACCATTGCAAAAGTTTATAGAAAAGCGTGTAAATACAATATGATATGGTAAATATTAAATTACATGGAGTTTTTGAAAGTTTTGTCAAAACAGAATGGTCGTTGAATGTTAAAACAGTTGGAGAAGCTTTTGAAGCTATTGAAGCTAATACTAATAAATTGGTAGGCGCTTTAGGAACAATTCAAGAGTATTTAAGTCATTTTATTATATATGTAGATGATAAAATTATGTCTCCTGAATATTTGAATTCTCCAATATTGAAAAAAAATTCTGTGGTTGAAGTCGTTCCATTGATTTTGGGTGCAGAACTAAGTCTATTTGCAATGTTTATTATTATGTTAATAGCTATGGGAATTCAAATGCTTATCACGCGCTTGTTAACTCCAAAAGCTCCGAAAGATATTAAAAATAATTCAAGAATGTTTTCTGCTTATGAAAATGTAACCAAAAGAAACGTGGCGGTGCCGATTGGTTATGGAAGGTTAAAAATTGGAAGCGTGTTAGTTTCAAATGATTTGATAACAACAAGTTTAGTAAATCAGGGTTCTGGACTTTCAATTCCAATTTTTGGAGGTGGAGGTCGTGGTGTAAGAGTTGTAAAATAATAATTTATTTTCATATGAGTTTATCCAGAGAAAACATAGCTAGAATTTCAGAAGGCGGCGGTTTAACTAACGAACGTGAAGACTTTGGCTTAAACGTTGGTGGGAATTATGTAAGCACTGAAGTTTCTATACCAACAAATACACAAACAGCTACATCATCTACAACAACCAGTCAAGCTGCAAAAAGTGATGTATCAATATATTTAAATACAAATAATTCAGCTATAAGTGCAGCTGGATTTGCTGGGGATAGAGCTAGAAATAACACTTTAGATACAGAAACTTCGTATTACGCTAATGATTTATTGTGCGAAGGTCCAATAGAAGGTTTAGTAGACAGTGATGGTAGTATTTTAAATTATATAAGTGTAAGTGATACGATTTCAAATAGAGCGTCTTCTTTGTCGTATGGAATATATTATAATGATAGTCCAGTAAGAGATAAAAGAACAAGTTTTTTAAATTTTTCTTCTGTTAACTTTAATATATCTTTAGGAAATGAAGTTGAAAATACAAATTCTAAGTCAAGCGCAGTTTATAAATACGATTCTAAAATTTATGATTTAGAAAGAACTCCTAATGATATAGTTTTTAAGAACTATCAATTCGATGAAAAAAATTTTACAGATGGCACTAATGATTCAGTTGAGCGTGGTTTGATAAGCGCTCGTCTTTTGGCAAGAAATTTTTCTCATTATATAAAAAACAAATACGTTACTAGCGCAACTGTTAATATCAAGGTTGATAATCTTTTTTTTATTGGCGGCAAAGGTGAAACTTTTAGTAATCATTTACGATTTGTAGTTTGCGTCTCAAACCTAAATAGTGGAATAAGATTTTATTATTTTTTTCAAGGCTATTTTGTTGTAAAAGGCAGTCCATCAATGATACCTATTGAAATACAGTTTTCTAAAAAAACCGATTCTAAAGCCGCAAATAACGAATATATTATAAATGTTTATAGTGTAGAAAAAAGATTATCAGTTACTAACGAAAATGAGTCTAATTTCGTAAAAGAGTTCTCTGTTGATAGCGTTATAGAAAGGGTGGATTATTCTTTTTCATATCCATATTCTGTTGTTTGTGAAAATATAATTAGCGCGAAACATTTTTCTTCTGTTCCAGTAAGAAGTTTTGATTGTAAACTTCTAAAAATTAAAGTTCCTGATATTTATGACGGTGATATAAGAGAGTATAATGGTGATTGGAGTGGTAATTTTAGTAAAACTTTAAAATGGACAGATGATCCTGCTTGGATTTTTTACGATTTATGTTCGAATGCCAGATATGGTTTGGCAAAAAGTTTCATGACTGAAAATGATTTGAATAAATGGGACATGTTGAAAATTTCTAAATTTTGCAATGAATTAGTTATTACTAACGCTTCGACAAAATATGTAGCAAACTCTTTTGATTATAATAATAACATAAACAATACTGAAACAGATTTTAACACTATTACTTTTACATGGACTGACACTTTGCAAAAACTTCAGCAAGTTTATCCAGAAAAAAGTTTATTGTTTTTATATGATGTAAAAAACGAATTTAATGAAAATATAAAAATAAATTTTAAAAAAATAATACTTTCTACAACTTTAGTCGGTAACAAGGCTAAATTGAAATTATGTAATGATTTCGGAGTTAGAAGTTTTATTGAATCAGATTTAAATGGTAAATTTTATAAAGCTTTACAATCTTATGTAGGAGGCAACCCTGCGATATTAAATACTGAAGAAAAAATAAAAGAATACGCTCTCAATTATGTTTCTCAAAACATAGTTGCTGGAGTTGCGAATGTCAATGAAGGAATATCTCAAAAAGTATCAAAAACTAAAATATTTGATTCATCTTTAAAAATTAAATCAGGAAAATGTGTAGCTCGTCATCATGGTTATTTTGACTTTCTAGAGCCTCGTTTTTCAGCAAATATATACATAAATGATGTCACTGAAGGTTTGAAAATTCTTTCTGATATGGCATCAATTTTTAGAGGTGTTTTTTATTTTAGAAATGGTCTTCTTAATTTAACTATCGATGTAAAAAAACCAGTTGTTTATGTTTTCACAAATTCAAATGTAAAAGATGGCCTTTTTGATTACGCTTCAGCAAATAAAGAAACTTCTTTTACAGTTGTAAAAGTATCTTATCTTGATAAAACAGATAATTTTAAAGATAAAATCATATATGTTGAAGACGGTGAGCTTATAAGAAAATATGGTTTGATTGAAAAAGAAATTTTAGGTTTTGGAATTACTTCTAGGTATCAAGCAGAAAGAATAGGAAAATGGTTTTTAGCCACATCTAAATTAGAGTCTCAAACAGTTTCATTTGCGACGGGAATTGAAGCTACAAATTTAAAAGTAGGAGATATAGTAAGAGTAGCCGATAATTTGAAATTTAACGATCAAAAATTTGGAAGAGTAACTTCTTTGGATTTTAATAATAATTATATATATGTTGATAGAGAACTTGGAGAAGATATTCTGGGCAAAAAAATAAAATTATTTTCTATAGTAAATGAAGAACCTTTAGAAACAACTTTGACAATTTTTGAATTTAATAATGCAGAATTAAGATTGAAAGTTTTGCCGAAATCATTTATATCTTGGAATTTAATATCCAAAACATCTTCTACTGATGATGGTTCTGTGGTTTTTGGAGACAGCAGTGGTAGTGCTAGTTGGACGAGAAAAGCTTACACAAAACAAAGTTATACAGAAAATTGTCAAATATCTTTTAAAATTTTTTATGTTGACGTTCTTTTAGCATGTGGCTTAAGTCAAATAAATGATCCTACACTTGATCAAACAGATATCGACTATGGTTTTGAAGTCGATTCAAGTAATAACTTGTATTATAGAGAAGATGATACTCAAACTTCATTTGGCAGAACAATTACAAAAGACGATGTTCTAAAAATAACTTTTGATGGCACCAAGATTAAATATTTTTTAAATGATTTATTTTTGAGAGAAACAAGTCGTTCGATTGGTAATCCTTTGTATGGAGTTGCGGCATTTAATACACCATATGCGAGAATATACGATGTAGATTTTACACCTTATCCTGAAATAAATTATGGTAATTTTGCTAATTTAAGATCAGACGCTAATTTTTCAATTAGTTTACGAGAAGACATTAATGATGAAGATCTATACAGAATAATAACGATAACAGAGACTTCAATAAATGAATATAATTTATCTTTGATGCGCTTCAGTAATCAAAAATTTGATTTTGTTGACGAAGATTCTTTTATTGATAAAAAACAAAATAATAAAAAACAAATAGTGTTTTCAACAGATGATTACATTAGACCAGCTTTGACTGATCTGCAAGTGCAAACAGGTTTAATTTTTTCAAATATGTCTTATGTTCAAGCTGTATCTACTGATTTTGATTATACATTTTATATAGAAAAAGAAGTTTTCAACACAGATTTTGGCGCTTTGATTTATGAAGCTGTAGCGCTGAATTTTATACAATACTTTGATTCTTTGTCTAATAATTCTAACGTGTTCGGTTTGTATTGCAACATAATAAAAGATGGCAAAATTTTAAAATTTAAAGTTTATAAGGATGAGGCCAGTGAAATAACAGTATTTTTAGGAGAAAAAAGGGAAGGTGTTCAAACTTCAATTTCTTTTGATATAGATTTGTATGCTTTTGATAAAAACATGCGTTTAATAAATGTGTAAAGAATGTTATGGCGTTTATTTCAGGGCTAGCAAGTATTTATACAGATCCGTTTACGATAAAAAATATAGATTTGTCGTTGAATGGTTCTTTTTCTTCTAAAGATACAACTATAAACGCTGATGAGTTTGGTTACGACATTTCAGTGCCATTCATAAGTGGGTTTTTGGCTCAAAGTCAAATAAATTTAAGTTGGGCAGTGGAAAATCCAAAAAGTAAAAATTTAATTAATGGTTTTGTTAATGATTCTACTTTTTCAGGATTTCAAATAAATTTTTATAGTACTGGTAAAAATTTGATTAGTTCCTTGCCTGAGAGTTTTGCTCAAACTAATTATACTATTGATTCTTCTGATTTATTTGATACTTTTGCTTTAGTAACTGGTTTTGAAAATGTTAGTAATTTAAATCAATTTTTAATAGAAATAATAAGTAAAGATTTAGAAAACAAAACAAGCACTGGCGTAGCTTTGATAAATTTTGGTGTTCCTTCGGTTAGCATAAGCGGATACAGCTTAGATACAGCTCTGGCTATTAATTTAGACTATGCAGATTCAAGAATTATAGAATCTTTAGATGTTTTTGTTACTACTGGCACCAGCTTTAATCCTGATGATGAAAATGATAATTATCTTTTATATAAAAAATATATTTCACCTTCTGTAAATCAAGTTTTTATAGAAGATTTGAATCAGTTAGGTTCAGATATAAATTTAGATAATGATGTAAGAATTCCTTATTACACTCATTTAATTCCGTATAATTATTTTACTAGTGGAATTAAAGTGGTTTCATCTGGTATAAAGCCGGGTTCATTTTCTATTTTGGATTTGCCAGAAAAAATTGTTGGTTTAACTGGATATGCTTATTTTGATTTTAATAATGTTTCTAAAGATTTAAATTTAAATAGTTTTGTAAAATGGAATTCTGTTTTAGGGCCTCAAGATTGTTCTTTTCATATCTTAGTTGAAGAAAGCGGAAAAAATAAAACGAAATATGATTATTTTTTAAATAACAGATCTACAGAGAATATAAATGGAATATCTTTTGGAACAGGATCAGGATTAAGTATAACTGGTACTGTTTTTAGTAATTATGGTTCATCGGGCATTCAATGGTCTGGACACACTTTATATGTTGATAATTTCGGTTCTTTGCCAACAGGATTATATGATCAGTATTCTACGGGTATAAATTATATTACTGAAATAAGAATACCATCTGGTTTCACTGATAATAATGAAATATTTTTATGCTATGGGTATTCGGGTAATAATTGTTTTAAGTTTTTACCATCTGGTGGTTATTATAGTGGAACGATATATACGGGAACTTACTCTAATTCAAGATTTTTAACAAATACTTCATTAAATAATACAGGATTAACTTATTTAGGTGAATATAATACTGGTATTTGCATAGCAAAAAGAATAACTGGATTTGCGGATTTTACATATTCTACAATTGATCCTAGCTTTATATTTCCAATTAACGAAGGAAATGATTATTTTGTCAAAGTTCGCGCAATAAATTCTGATGAAGTTGTTTCAGAGTTTTCTGATTTGTTTTTTATATCTTCAGGGTACATTAATAATATAATTAATCTCTCTCCGTTAAGTGGTAAAAAAGTTATTGATGGATCTGGTGTTAGTGGATATATACCAGTATTTTCTGATTCTGACACTTTAACTACAGGAACATTATATTATAGCGGTAGTAATAATATTGTTTTTACTGAATTGCCGACAACTACAAATACTGAAGAATTATTTAAGTTAGTAATTGAAGATAACATAATAAAAAAACAATTAGATACTGGTAGTAATGATGGAACTGCGTTAATAGATGAGTTTACTCAAAACAATCATGGATTTGCTGTTGGAGACGTTCTTAGATATGATGGAACTACTTGGTTCAAAGCTCGGGCAGATAGTGCCGAAAATGCTGAAGTACAAGGAGTAGTAAAAACAATAGTTAATGTTAATACTTTTGAATTGGTATACGATGGCTTGATTGATACTTTAAGCGGTTTAACTCCAGGAACAGTATATTTTTTATCAACAATTACTTCTGGAGGGGTTACTTCAGTTGAACCAAGTAATTTTGGAGAAGTTTCTAAACCTGTTTATTTTGCTTTAACACCAACTAGTGCTAATGTATTAACATTTCGTGGTGTAATAATTGAGCCTCAAAGTGGTACTAGCGGAACAAGTGGTTCTAGCGGTACAAGTGGTTCTAGCGGTACAAGTGGTTCTAGCGGTACAAGTGGTTCTAGCGGTACAAGCGGTTCTAGCGGTACAAGTGGTTCAAGCGGAACAAGCGGTTCTAGCGGTACAAGTGGTTCTAGCGGTACAAGTGGTTCTAGCGGTACAAGTGGTTCTAGCGGTACAAGTGGTTCAAGCGGTACAAGTGGTTCAAGCGGTACAAGCGGTTCTAGCGGTACAAGTGGTTCTAGCGGTACAAGTGGTTCTAGCGGTACAAGTGGTTCTAGCGGTACAAGTGGTTCTAGCGGTACAAGTGGTTCAAGCGGTACAAGCGGTTCTAGCGGTACAAGTGGTTCAAGCGGAACAAGCGGTTCTAGCGGAACAAGTGGTTCTAGCGGTACAAGTGGTTCTAGCGGTACAAATGGTACAAATGGTTCTAGCGGTACAAATGGTACGTCTGGAACAAGTGGTTCAAGCGGAACAAGCGGAAGTAGTGGAACAAGTGGTTCTAGCGGTACAAATGGTACAAATGGTTCTAGCGGTACAAATGGTACGTCTGGAACAAGTGGTTCAAGCGGAACAAGTGGTTCTAGCGGAACAAGCGGAAGTAGTGGAACAAGTGGTTCTAGCGGTACAAATGGCACAAATGGTACAAGTGGTTCTAACGGTGCAAATGGTACAAGTGGTACAAGTGGTTCTAGCGGTACAAATGGTACAAATGGTTCTAGCGGTGCAAATGGTACGTCTGGAACAAGTGGTTCAAGCGGAACAAGTGGTTCTAGCGGAACAAGCGGAAGTAGTGGAACAAGTGGTTCTAGCGGTACAAATGGCACAAATGGTACAAGTGGTTCTAACGGTGCAAATGGTACAAGTGGTACAAGTGGTTCTAGCGGTACAAATGGTACAAATGGTTCTAGCGGTGCAAATGGTACGTCTGGAACAAGCGGTTCTAGCGGTACAAGTGGTTCTAGCGGTACAAGTGGTTCTAGCGGTACAAATGGTACAAATGGTACAAGTGGTTCTAGCGGTATAAATGGTTCTAGCGGTACAAATGGTATAGAAGGAGGTGTTTTATTTACAGTAACTAGTTCTGGATTTAATTATAACATTTCGAATTATGCTGGTAATTTTCCTACTATTACAGTAGTGAGAGGTCAGTTATATTATTTTAATGTTAGTGGTGTATCTACGTCACATCCATTTGCTTTGAGATTATCAAGTGGCAATACTAGTGCTGTACCAGGAACAACAAACAATAATCCTGTAAGTGGACTAGCATCTACAAATACTTTAATAATTTACAGAGTTCCAGCAGATGCTCCTTCTAGTATAGTTTACCAATGTGTTCACCATTCAAGTATGATTGGAACTATAAATATAGTCAATCAAAATGGTACAAGTGGTTCTAGCGGTACAAGTGGTTCTAGCGGTACAAATGGTACAAGTGGTTCTAGCGGTACAAATGGTACAAATGGTACAAGTGGTTCTAACGGTGCAAATGGTACAAGTGGTACAAGTGGTTCTAGCGGTACAAATGGCACAAATGGTACAAATGGTTCTAACGGTGCAAATGGTACAAGTGGTACAAGTGGTTCTAGCGGTACAAAT